TATGTATGCCCTTCTCGCTATTAGTCTAACAGAATGATAAGCCCAATCCCTGTACTGCTCTGTACCATGTTCTATTGAATCCCAGTATAGTTCTATATGTTGCTTCAGATGTTCTTCAAGACAGAGGCATATACCGTTTTCAGGGTCATTATATCTAGGGTCGTTTCTATCATGGGTATATTTATGACTAGCGTCCAATCTCCAACCGTCTTCATATCTCTTACCAGTTACCTCACACTCCCAACAAGCCCTTTCCTTTATTTCAATCGCAACCCTGCTAGTAAAGGCAAAACACATACGATTTCTAAACTCTATATCCTCAATCTCATTTACCTTTGTAGTTATGCCTGATTCAGTTACAGGCTCTTTTAAGAAGTTGAACATGCTCGTATGGACTAGATTTAACTATTACATGACTAAGACAAGTTTAAGCCAAAGCCACAAGAAAAAAGAACATAGGACTGTTATTACAAGTTTATAATTTATGATTATTGCGAACACCAAACCAAACAAGAAAACCCTAATCGCAAGGACTAGGAACTTCTTGCTATTTTCCATCGCCTTCGATTCTACTATCTAAGTCGGTAGTCTTTAACACAGCCCAGTATATAATCTGAGATGTACCATAGACCTCTATAATCTTACCTAAATAAGAATCCCAGTTGAAGCCATCTTCGTATAATTCAAACCCAGAGGCTACAACAAAACAGACTACTAATGTTACGAAGGACACCATGTTCTTACTTAACACTACCCACCTCTTTAGTAGAGATATAAAGATTGGAACGACTGCACCTGCAAAGAGTGTCCCTAATTCTGCTTTGTCCATAACTGTAAATATAATAATTTAATTACTTTTTCTTAAAGTTTTTAATAAAAGCAACAACCTTTTTAACCATATAATCAACTGCCATCTTCAAAGCATTGCTTTTCCACTTGTTTAATTCCATTACAGCCTCAGCCTTCTGCGACTTCAAGTCCCTTACCTCTTTTTCAAGTTCTAAAATCCTAGTATTATCACCCCCCATTTCTAATTTACACTCTGCAAGGTCTTGCTCTGCTACTTTTAGATCCTCAGATAGTTTTTTGTTACTCTCTACAATCTTAGTATTCTCACCTTTTAATGAAACTATCTCTGCATTTAATCTCTTAATCTCCTTTTCACATTCTGTTTCGACTGGTGGTACTACTGGTGGTACTACTACTGGTGGATAGTTTTTATCGTTTACATTAGCAATAACCTTTTTCAACCAACCACTTTTAGAAGTCCCAAGATTTTTCCCTGGACAGGCTGTTGCACTTTGAGATGTTTCTTTATGACCCCTAACACGAGCATCTATCTTATATCTCTTTTGAACATCTCTTATAAACAATACAAGAGCTTTCATCTGAGCTTCAGTAGGTACATCAGTTTCATAATTACCTGTTAAACAGATAGCAATACCATGAAGGTTAAAACTATCAACCCCTCTAAAGTTATCTCCCGCATGATATAAAACATACTTCTCATCTTGAACTTGTAATATAGATCCATCTGTTGCCATCAAATAATGATACTCAACATACTGATACCCATACTCCCCACCTGTCTTAATAGTTTCAGCCCAACTTTTACTCTTATGCCAACCATCAAACAACTTAGCCTGAGCCTTTAACTCATCAAGATTGTTAGCAGGTTTGTAAACAGAATGGTGTACTGCTACTCCAATCGTTTGACCTGTTTTTAATATTGCCATTTTAATAAAATATAAAATTATATATTACTTCTTGGACTTTCTTACTGGGGCTTTCCTCTTTTTAGGACTCTTTATTATTAGCTTCTTGGATCGGATTCTTCCGATAAAATCCTCTTTTGTTTCTTTGAACCCACCTCTTAGCTTTAATCGTTTAGCCATTTTTTTATATACTTAATTTAATGTACTGCGTTTAAGTTATCAATCTCTTTTATAATATACTCTAACTTTGCGTCTATACTAGATAGCCTTTGTAAAACAAGGTTAGTTGCTCTCTCAGTTTCTATACACCTTAGCTCTAAATCCTCTATTGCCATTGCATTGTTTTTTACAGAACTATTTAATGCAGACCATGCAACAGCAAAGCCAGTAATAAACACAATGAATGGGATAATATAATTTTTTACTATTCCTAAGATTTTTTCCGTGTTTTCAAGACTAGCCATGACACTAAGAACTTACTTTAATTATGTATAAGATTCCTATATAGGGGGGTCTATTTTCTAAACTTGTAGAACCACCTGAACCTGTTGAAGAACCATTTGAACTTGTTGTACTTGCACCTGCTGAGCCTGTACTACCAACAACATCTGCACCACGACCACTTATGTAGGTATTGGCATGAGAGCTTCCTGTATAGTTAGCATAATCGGCTGACCAACTGTATGGAGTTGATTTCATATAAGTTCTATTGTTTTGATGATTCACTAGGGCAACTAAAGAGCCTTGATCATGTGTATGATTTTTAACAGAATGGGTATGAGCATTTACAGTATGAGTATGAGCTATGTTTACAGAAGTAGCACCACCCTTTGAATTAGACGAATACGAAGTACCTGCACCAACTACAAACCTATCTCTCATGTCTGGTAGATTAAAAGTTGTAGAGCCATCTCCACCACCAAACACATTGCCTTGTAATGCGTAAAGGTCTTCGTATGTAGTCCTACTTATCGCAGAGCCATCACATAACGCCCAACCAGTAGGAACATTAGAGCTGTTTCCTGCCCACATGACAATAGTACCAACAGGGACTGCTGACTCCAAAACAGACGCAACATCTGTTCTTAGGTCATTATACTGCTCTGCTGTTATTGTATCACCTGCCTCTACCGTGCTTGAGTTCCATACCATAATTTTTAATCACTTAATTTACATCTAAAGACCAGTCTATTGTTAGGGTTTCTGCGTTTGTTTTAGTCTTGTTTATTGCTGCCCTAGCAAACAAAGTACCACTATTAGGAGTTATACTAGCGTCATCTCCAAACAAACCTATTTCTGTCAAAGTGCCATTCGCTTCACTTGTATTAAAAAAGACTCTAAAATTCGCAGTATTACCAGTAGAGCTTCTTACACTAATTTGTTTTCTTATCAGCTCATCAACTAACGCAGTATCACTTACATCTGGAGCGTTGCCACCACTAGTATCCCCAGTACCAACTGCAAAATATGTAACCTGACCCTTTTCTGCTCCAACCATTCTACTAGCTAAAGAGTTCTTTCCCGCTGTACACTCGGTATTGTGGAGATTTATAATCTCTTTCTTACCTGTTTCTATATTTTCAAATACAAGCCTTACATTGTTTTTCATATACTATATTTTATCATTTTATGCTCAACCTATAAACTAGCTAAAACTACCTACATCCCAATCAGCGTCAGAGTCATACTTATAATCTCCGTCGTGTGATGTTAATACTGGAGTCCCTTCACTCAAAGTAAACTCCTCTCCTGTTGCTGTTGTTATTTCATCAACAACCTCATCTGTTGAGATATTCAAAGCGTTCTTATTACTCTCTAGCATATCAACCAAAAACCTAATAATTCCTAATAATTCAGAGGACACTACACTAATCTCGTACCTGAACTGTCCACCTCCTATTGAAGTAGCCTTCACCCCCTTTACAACAAACTTTCCGTCTATACCAAACTCAGGAATATTAACCATAATATATTGACCTGCCCTAAACCCTGTTTCTAAGGTTTCGAATGTACCACTAGTTATAGACTCTGCATAGTCTTCTAACTCTGCAACAGCCCTGTCCCTAGCCTGACTTACCGTTGTAATACTCTTGTCAAAAATAACATACTCAAACGGACCGTTCGCTTCTATGGAGTCTCGATCCTCAACTGCTACCAATATAGGAATATCGTATTTATAAGTGAATGTCATAACCGTACCCGCACTAGGAGCAACATCTGTTTCAACATACTTCTCCTGATAATTTACTAGATAATCATAGTCATCAAAGCTGTCTATGTTCTTAATACCTACCGTCTTAGAAGTCCCACCCTCTGAAACAGTTATTTCGTGGGGTTTCTCTGGCAAATAAAACACGGTCTGCTCACCATCAGCCACCTGTGATATCTCAACCGTATCTGACAAATAAGTTCCACCCCTTACATACACCCTATTTCTTAACGCAGAATTGTCCAAACCCAAGCGAAGATTTTTATAAAGATTACTCCCATCAGCAATACCGTCTATCCAAAGACCCATATCAGAAGTCTGACTGTCTACAACATTCATGTAGAGCTTCATATCACTAAACAAACTAATACTACCGTGTATATAAAGGTTGCAATCTTCACTATCTGATATACCCCCAGTAATCCACAATCCTCTGTCCTCTGTTATATTCTGAATACCTGACATATAAAGACCACTCTCCGCATTTTCTTCAACTCCCAATGTTTTAA